GGGCATTGGCCAACCTGACAAAGCAGATCGGTTATACCCTTCGTAAATCCAACGGGCGGTAGCATGACTATCCTGCGTTATATTATAATCAGCAGGGTTCAATGTACCTAACCAGTTTTCTAAGTCCGCTTCCGCGGAAGTTCGAACACTGTTAGTTCCGTCCACGAAGCTAAGCCCAACCGGTGCAGTGAGAGCCTGGAAGAAAGGTCCAATAGGGACCACCCAGTCTACCACGAAACTCCAGCTTACCAGCTCCCAAGCAAGGGATGCTGGATTGAGCAGGCCTAATCGATTAAGCATTCGGAGTGTTGCCCACTCTGGGTCAATTTGAGCCCAAAGATTGCAATTAACCCGAACGCGCTCGCGTCCATTCATGAACTTAGTTCGTGAATTCCCAGAGAAATCTGAAAACAGAAAATCTGGGATAGAGGCACTTTGTTTAGAAGTGCCTCGACCGGATAGGAGTAACGGATATTCACCGTTTTCCTTAGCGAGCTCGATTATGCCAAAGATGTCTTGCATGAGTGGTTTCCACCCATAGACGAATTTTAGGTACTCTTCGGCTGATCGAGTAATGGGACCTTTTCGCGCAAGCGATTTGGCCCCGTCTCGAAGCAAGCCTCGCCAAGAATCCTCAGCGAGGACCCGTTTCAAGCTCTTAACGAGCGAGAAAGTGGGACCGTAGAGCAACTTTGCCGTCTGACGAAAAGTCGCAAGCGTCTCTCCTATACCCGCCTTTGCATCGGCGATATCTAGAAGAGCCTTCGTAACAGCCTCATTCCGCATTGGAATAGGTTCAACAGGCCCTTGTTGAGCATGTTGAACTGATGTGCCTCTTACCAAGGAAGCACATCCGGCCCAGTAGTGGATATTATCCCCTCTGAAGCCTCCAGTGGACTCAATAACCGTGCCTTCTTCTCCTCTGAACAGAGCATCGGTTCGTATTCCCCGTATATTGGTGGGGGAACCGACCTGCACTTTGGAGTTAAAGGTGGTACGGCTAGTGGCCTTACGGAATAAGTATCCGTTAAAGTTGAGAACGACTCCGTTAACTTTGCTACCGGGCATATAAAACTCGGTATAAAAGTCATCCCTGACGCTTGTTTGAAACGGAAAACCCGTCACCCACAAGCGCACAGACTTGGAGCTTCTCCCTAATTTAACGGCCATTACGTTGTCCTTTCAAGGATGGCGTCGTGAGACGGGGACTGACAACAGCCCCATG